GGCCTTTGCGTTGTTCGATTAAACACAACGGTGCCAGCCGGGAAGTTGTGGTATGACTCGGGGGAGACCGTATTTGACCAATCGGAAGGAATAAGCAGCCCTGTCTCAAGAGACGTTTTGGGGACTTCTAGCGCGCCCGGTTTTGTCGAGTGGCTAACAGGAGGGCCTTCTAAAAGCTGCGTCATCCCATACGTTGGCGCTGTGTATTCCGGGTCTTGAATCCTGTTTATACTTTTTAAGGTGTTGCGGGTCTTTTCATTGGCATCATAAATTTCTTGGAGGTATGTGCCAAGCTTGGCTTCAGCTTCTATTCCGGCATCAAAATAAGCAGCAACAAAATTTTTCCTTTCGTCTGGAAGACTATCAAACCATTCCTCTGCACTGCTTATCTGTTTTTTGCCAAAGCCCATTTCTTCTGCAGTTTCTACCCAGTTTGCATAGGTCAGCCGCGAGTAATCCTCACCGTCGTTGACGTCTTTAAAAAGCTGTAGGAAGGCGCTTTCTATAACGCCTATGTCATTTCCGTCGCTCAACGGGGCGTCTGGGAATTCATTTGCAAAGGCAAGCCCAAATCCGTTCATCCCGATCTGTTGATAGGGGAAGCGCCCGCCGGCCCCAGATACTTGAGAGAGGTCATACTTTCTCTTGAAAAAGCTTGCTGGATATTTTGATCGAAACGCATCTACTTCTGGAGACAATGCCTGCGCCAATTCACTTACAGCTTTTTGATTGTCTATTGCCGCTGTGGCAAGCTCTTCTACCATGGCTTGCTCGTCTTGGGTCAGCAGCTTTTGAATGCCTGACTCTGAATACCCGCGCCTCCATTGCTGAACATCAAACACTGAAGCGGGGCCGGGTAGATTCGTTTCGGTGCTGGGGGATATGAAATCCTTAATTTGCTGCTTTGTGACGAACTTTGGGGCTCCACCCTCAGGCGCAAGCGCCCCGGTTGAGGTGTCGTCCACAATGTCTTGCTCGGTAAAGTACCGGGCCTCTGGATCATATTTCCACTGGCCAGAGAACAGTTCTGGAAGCAGGAACGCTTCTATCTCCGCCTGCTTGACTCCGTTCTTCTTGAGAATCGACAGCATCTCCTGCGGCGTCCCTTTCGCGGGAAGCTGGTCTACTGCGTCGTACAGGACAGAGTAGAACGGGCGCTGCGAACCCTCAGGCGGGAGCGGCGCTGCGCCGGGGCGATTGCGGATGGCCGTGCCCAGATTTTCGTAGAACGGGTTGGGCGCGTCAGGGTTGAGCGCGCCGGCTTGCTTGCCCCACCGGCCAAGCGGTGACGCGGGGCCGGGCTCAGGTATCGGCTGCACGTTCCCGCCGGGCAGCAACGCAGGCGGCGGAGCGGGCGGCTCTGCAGGGCCGTACACCGGGCGCGCACCGGACTGCGCACGGTACTGCGCCGGGCCGGGAATGCTGGCGTTCTGCTTGATCGTGTCTGTGAGCGCCTCTGAGGCGCGTGAGAGCCCTGCCCCGCCTCTCAGCATGCCGGGCATGCCCAGACCCCACAGGGCGGCGTCTGGGAGCGTTCTGGCCATGCTCATGGCCAGTGGGCTGCCTCCGGCCTGCTCGGATGCGTTGGCCAGCCACTCGCCTGCAGCCGCTACCGGGGACATCAGGTACGCAGCGCCCTGCGCCATCGACTGCCCTGAGGACGTCTGCGGCTCAAACAGGTACGGGGACTGCCTGCGAGCCTCCTCAATGATGCGCGCACGCTCCTCAGGGCTTGCCCCTGCCAGCCACGCCGCCAATCCAGCCAGACCGGCACCGGACTCTGTGAGCATCCCGCCGCCAATGGTGGCGGCAAGCTCTCCCACGCCGTACAGGTTGCTGAGGTAGGGGTTCTGCTTCCACCACTGCGCGGCCATGGGTGCTCCTTATTGCTGGGGCTGAAGAGCGCCCTGACTGACGCCTGCGGCAGATGATCCCTGAGACAGCCTCTGAAGAAGTGGCGCAGCCCTTTGCAGCGCCTCATACGCAGTCGGCGGCACGTAACCAGACATGATCTGCTCGATCTCTGCGCGGGTCATGCCGGACTTGGTCAGGATGCGCATGGTCTCTTCCGCAACCGCAGGGCTGTCACCGATCAATCCCCGGAGCGCGCTCTGCAGCACAGACGCAGCGCCGCCGGTCTTGGCGTCCGTCAGCACGCTTGCGGCGCTGGGCGACACCTCACCCGCAGACTGAGCCCGGGCAGCGGTCTGCGAACCCATGCTGGGCAACACAGAGGATCGGTTGGCCAAGAACTCTCGCTCCACGCCAAAGCGGCGCAGCATCTCCATCGCCCGGGCGCGATCTCCGCCGGTCAGTTGCATAGCCCGCTCAAGCGCCAGCATGTTGCCGCCCATGATGTCGGCACCGTAGAACTGGTCACCCGTGCCCGCCCTGTAGTTCACGGCGTTTAATGCGTCTTGCAGCGCACCCGCCCGGTAACCGGCTTTGCCTTCTGGGCTCAGTCTGGAGGCCCCGGCCATGGTTTCGGCAAGAGCGTCTTCTCTGCCGCTGTACAGGCCGCCGCCAATCTCCATGCCTTCGGTGGGCTGCATGACGCGCCGACCGTACTCTTCGCGCAGTTGTTGGTATCCGGGAATCTCTGGGTCAACGTACTGCAAGAGCGCCTGCTTGATGCTGCGGGCCGCCGCCACGTCTGCGGGGTCTGCGGTGGGGCTGTTGATGGTTTCATCGACAACCCGCTTCATCTCCTGCACAACGTCCGCCGGAAGCACGCCGCCCACTTTCGTCGGATCGGGAGCGCCGGGGTTCTTGGTTTGCCAGTTGCTGATGGCTTTGCGAAGAGCGGCAGCCATGCGCGGCGTGCTCAGCACTTTCTGCAAGTCCGGCGTGATGTCAACCGCCATGTTTTCCAGTGCACGGTACTGCGGGCCAAGCTGCTGCTTGGCGGCCTCAACGTCAGCCCTCATCGCGCCGATCTGCTGGCTGGGAGGAATCTGCGCTGCGTTCTCGATGTAGCCCGCCATTCGCTGGGGTGCGGTTGCCTGTCGCTGGTTCAGAGCTTGCGTGGCAATGCGCTCAGCGTTCGGGTCCGTCAGGGCTGTGCCGCGTGCAATGCGCGTGAACGACGGGTCAACGTCTAGCAGCATCGACGCCGGGCCGCGAGCAGCCAGACCGGCTTGAATTTCTGCAGGGGAGATGCCCTGCGCACGGGTGCGGATGTTTTGCTGTGCGCGCTCAAGCGGGCTCTGGGCAAACATCTCGTAGCCACGCCGCCCAATGCCGCCAAGAGCGTTCGCCGCCGCACCAAACGCAGGACCGGCCGCAGCGCCAATGCCCGCACCCTGCAGCATCTTGGCGGGTGCCTCATTCATCGACGTCGCCTCACCCAGCCCGGCGACCGCCCCGGTGCCTGCGCCAACGGCAGCCAGACGCCCGGCCATTGCGGGGGCACTTGCGGCGTTCCTGATCCAGCCCGCGCCCGGGATTGGCGCGGCAAAGCCACCAGCAAACTCAGCAGCCAGAGAGGCGTTCGGGTACTGCTCGCGGGACTGCGCAATGTTCTCACGCTGCGACTGCACGGCGCGCTGGTAGGTTTCTGATGCGCTCTCGCCGCCCGGGACGGCACCGGCGATGGCACCCTCCATCAGGCCGCGAAGCTCGTCAGAGAAGCCCATGGTGGCCCCTGCAGGGATCATCGTGGCCATCATCTGGCCGTACCCCATTGGGCGTGCCGGGGCGGCTGCGGCGGGTTTCTGCGCCTCCCGAATGGTCCGCACGGCCTTCCATTGGCCATTGACAAGCTCATACTCGACTTGCTCGCCGGTCTGCGGGTTCTCGCCAATCTTTTTCATTGCTTCACCTCACGCATGCCATTCGGGAGCGGGGGAATATCTTGAGTTGAACCGCCACCCAAGAAGCTGCGGGGGAGGTCGCCAAGCGTGGACTCGATGTCCATCCACTCGCCCGGGGCCAGACGCTTTAACCTGTTTGCGTTGACGTTTAACCCCCTAACCATGCTTGATTGGAGTTTCTGGGTTTTTCGGATTGCCTCTTCTAGCACTGCGCGGTTGGCGTCTTTACCTAAGGCAATGTTTGCCCACATCTGCATGATGACGGCAAGCTCCCGGTTGCTCACGGGCGCAAGATTGGTGACCTGCAGATTCTTGAGGCTCTCAGCTATCTGGGCTACGTTTAGCCCCGCAACGTCGCCCGCGTTCATGCCCAGCGTGTTGTACAGCCAAGCGTTGATCGGGCCGGTCTCAATCTGGCCGGACTCGATCTGCTGAAGCCAGCGCTCTGAGTTATCCAGCATGGACTGCGCATCGTTGTAAGCCGTCTCAAAGCCCCACAGTGCGTTCTTGGTGTCAGATATCTGCTGGCCTTCGCCTTCGCCAACTTTACTGCCGGACTGCTCGCCTCTGGCTACCTCACCCGCCATTGCGCCTACCTGCCCGGGGGAAGCCAGAAACACCGCCTGTCCCGTCACCGGGTCCACGCGATAGCCGACGCTACCCATCATGCCCGTTTGGTCTTGGCGCATGATTCGGAACATGTCCTCTTCGGTGACGGGCTTGGGAGGCTCGCCGGTCTGCTGCGCCTGCTGCTGGCGAATGGCCATCAGTGTCTGCAGCTTGGTCGTGAAGTCGTTCATGCCCCCACCAAAACTCCGCTGGGAGGCGAGAAAGTCGGGCAGGCTCATCGTGCTGCCGCCAGCAAGCGCGCCCATGTAGGAAATCAGGTCCGGCGACGTCATGTCGCGCATCGCTTTGGCCTGCTCAATCTCATGCGCGTACTGCATCGCTGCGGGGTTTGCCGCCATGCGCGACTTCAATGCTTCGGAGTACGCTGCGTTGGGGTCGCTGATGGCACGGCCCGAGAAAGCATCCACCGGGCGCATGTACGTTGCGCGCCTGCGAGCAAGCTCTGCCGCTTGGATGTCTTCTGCTGACGGCTGCGGAACCTGCATGCGGGGGAGCATCCCCGCCTGCTGCAGCATTGCGCGGTAGCGGTTGGCAAACTCCATCGCGGGGTCCGTAGCGGCCTCTTCTTCTGCGCCCGGGTAAAGCATCGGGCTCTGCCCGGTGGGGGAAAGTGTCGGCATTTCAATTACCTCAAGTTGGGCCGTTGTAGGTGCCGCGATTGACGCCTATTCCGTAAGGATCGCCGCCTCCACCCGGGTTCCATGAACCCCAAAGATCGGAGGCAAGCTGCCCAAACATGCTCCCCCAAGCGCCTCCCATTTGATTGTTTGGCGTTCCGCCCTGAGTGGTGGAGGAGGGCGATCCTGCCGTGCCGATCTGGAGCATCGGGCCGAGATTCGCCGTGAGCCAGTCGGTGGGGGCCATCATCTGCATCTTGCCCGCTTGGTACTGAGACTGCGGGATGCCAGCGTACATGCTCGTCAGGGCCGAGAAGTAGGGGTTGGTGTTAGACATCATGTTGCCGTAGATGTTGGCGGCACCCGAAAGCGCGCCAAGCCCGTAGCGGTTCTGCATTTCGGCGTTCTGCATGCCCTGCTCAAACCCAAGCTGGTTGCCCAGCGTGGTGTTGAGACGGGACATCTGGTTGAGCCAATCGCCCGCGCTGAGCCCGTACTGGCCTGCGGTCTGCAGGGCTTGGTTGCCAATGTTGCCGTACATCTGCGCCGCAGCCTGTGCGTTGGCGTCCATCATGCCGCGTTGCAGGACGGCGTTGTTGGTGCCCCACTTCGAAGATGTGGTGTTGCCGCTGCCAATGGCGCTGCCTGCCATGCCGGGCAGGAGGTTCTCGCCCAAAGTGCGCTGGTTCATGCCGGCAATGCTCTGCAGCATTGGGTTGATGAAGCTGGGTGCCATGGACATCATGCCCATTGCGGTTCCGTAGTCGTACTGCGGGCCGTAAGCCTGACCGGACTGGTACTGCTGGTTTGACGTGTACGGGTTAAAACCCATCATGGCGTTGGCAGCACCCATCGCGCCCTGAGCGGATTGGCCGCCAAGACCCAGCATCGAGTTGCCGTAGTCGATCATGGGCTGGTAGGTCTCGCCCAAGTTGTACAGGCCCTGCAGGCCCTGCGTCATCCAGTCGTTGAGGCCGCTCTTGTTGGCGGAGTAGATCGAGTTGAGGTCAGCGCCCATCCCTTTCAGATAGGGGCGGATGTCTTTGTTGATGAAGTCGTACCCGGCCCCGTACTTGCCGGGCTGGCCAGACTTCCCACCAAAATACGATCCGGCAGCGCTTAACGCGGTGGCACCAAGTTGTCCCCACATATCAATTTCTCCAGATTTCGATGGATGACGGGTCGCCTATTTTTGTTGGCGAGTCCAAGTGCGTGTCGATCATACGCCGCGCAAGATCACGATTAAACGGAATGTGCGGGATCATGTACTCGTGGATTGCGCGCAGCGAGCGGTTGATGTCGCCGTACCGGATGTGCAGACCTGTGACCCTTCTGAGGCCGGACAGGTTCTCCATCAACTGGTCCATGCAGGGCTTGATGCTCAGGGCCTCAAGAGAGCGCACCACCTCATCCAGCGGACGGTGGATGACAAGCTTGCGCGCATCAGGGAACCGCTCGTCGTAGTCGGTGATGTGCAGCATGTGATCTGAGTTGCCAAAACCGTTGGCCACCGCTTGATAGAACTCGCTGCGGCTGCGCAGGCCGTTCAGAAGCTCATGGTGGCAGGGGGCTCCGCACGCACTGAAGTACCGGGAGAACCAGTACGTTCTGCTGCGCGGAAGGCCGGTGACGAACATCAGCGACCTCCGGCCAGAGAGATATCGATGTCGAGTCCGGTGAGGCCCCAGCCGCCGGGATCGGTTGCCGGGCACTCCATCTCAAAGGCCAGATAGCGGCCGGTGATGCGCGTATCGACCTTTACGCCACCCTGCACCTGATACGTGGCCCACGGGGTCCATGTGATCGTGCCGTCAGGGCTCTGGCTGGAGCCAAACCTCCATGACACCACGGCGTTTTCTTCCCCGGTCATTATCGGGTAAACGCGGCGGATGTGCTTGATGTTGTCGCTACTGATTGCTTCTATGGAATCCAGATCGATGCCGCGCCGTGCGATCTTGCTGATCTTGTAGGGTAAGTACGCATCTTCGGAGTAGTCGAAGTTGCTCAGGTTGATGGCCGTGGGCGTCATCTCGAAAAGCACCTGCTGCCCGCGCAAGCCAGCCAAAGCAGACCATGTGCGCGTCTCAGCGGCCCACGTTTCGCCCGGCAAAAAGTCCAGCCATTGAACGTACTCAGATTCCAAAGGACCGTAGTGCATGCAGCGCACGTTCGGCAGCGTCACGCGGGTCCACGTGTTGTACTGCCAGTTCCAAATCCATCCGACATAGGGGTTACCGGACTCTGTCGATTGGAAGTATATCGTCGCCTCATACGCTGCCGGGTTCATCACCACGCGCACTTTTTCCGGGTCCATGATGTCGGCGTAAATGGCGCGCTCAACGCGGCCTTCAGCAACAGGGTTTATGTTCACGCCGTCATGCACGTAAATGTGGTCCCTGCCGACCACAAAATGCTTGCGGTCAAACACGCCCACGCAGTCGCGGTTCAGTGCGCCGAATTTGAAAAGCTCGCGGAACTGCATCACAAAGTTGCCGCCCACAAACTGCATGCTGTGCGCGGAGAACTGCGTGTAGATGATCAACTGATCACCCATCACTTTTGCGTCCACCAGCGCGCCATCACCAGCACCGATTGTGGCCTGCGCCGACAGGCTGGCCGGGTCGTTGTAGTCCCAGTTCGGAGGCACGCCATTGTTGTAGGCGGCGTCCGACCACATCACGATGTTGGGCTTCTCGAAACCGCTCTCTTGAATGTGCAGCGCGACAAAGAAGTTCTTGTAAACCCGCAGCACTTTGCAAAACGTGCTGGCTGGCCAGTTCGGCAAGTTGGAGAAGATGACGGCTCCCGGCTCCATGATCTGCGGGATGTTGGCGTAACTGTTAAACAGCATCGAGCGCCCATAGACCTCAGAGTGCCAATCGGTGTCTGAGGTGTATGCCGGGCTTGAGCGGCTTGCGTTACTGAACCCGCCGTTTCCGTCGCTGGCGTAGAGAGCCGTTGGCGCTGCGTAGAACACGGTGGAGCCAATGCTTCCGCGCTCGCACGATGACATCCAGACGGCGTTGCTGGTTGTGTAGACCTGCGTGGAGGTTGGGTAGCGCAGGATGCCTCTGGCGGAGAAGCGGACGTTCTGCGCTTCCGTCATCCAGCCATCCGGCACCTCATGCGGGATGACGTCTTTGATCAGTCCGCGAGAGCCAATGTCGCGAAGCTTGATGATCGGCATCAGGCACCTGTGTACTGGATAAAAACCAGCGCGTAGTAGGGAGGCACCACGTTAACCGTGTGCGAGTGCGTGGAGCCATCTGCGGCGGCCGTGCCGCCCGTGTGCGTGTGCGCTTCGCCTCCACCTGTGCCGCCGATCTGCTGGCCGGCAGTAGTGGACACTGTGCCGCTGTACGCAGCACGCGCAGCCGAGCTAAGGCTGTCGGATGTTGCGATGGCTCCAGCAGCCGTCACCGACAGCCCGCCAGTGCCGCTGTTGCTGTTGTGCATGAACGGGTGGCCGTGCGCCGGAAGCTGGGCAACCGTCAGTGCGTGCGCGCCCGTGGTGACGTTGGTGTGCGTGTGGCTGCCGCTGGTGTCGCTGGTCTTGGTGACGTCACCGCCGGTTGAGCCGGCCGCGTAGCTCGACCCGGCGCAGATCACAAACTTGTTTCGCAGGTCCACTGTGCCGGCCGTGCCATCGCAGATGTGCCAGCCGGTCGGGTAGGTCGCGCCACCTGCCCACATCACGATCATGCCGACCCCAATCTGGCCCGCCGTGGACGGGGCCTCCAGCGCGTCGAGCCGGGTGTCGTACGCGGTCAGGGTGCTGTTCACGGTAGCGAACTTGGCTGGGATCGAGTTGAGGTATCGCGGCCCGACGACAACGGCGATGTTGTAGGTGTCGGCAACGGATGATGTGTAAACGCCAGTGGGGTCGCCCGGAAAGGACTGGATGACGGCACGCTTTACCGCCCTGATCTCGTCATCGCCCTCACCGGCAGAGGCAGAGGCAAGCGGGACAGCGATGTCCAGTTCTGCTACGTAGTTAGCGTCATCAGCCATGATCGTGCCTCAGAAAAGTTAGGAAGTTGGGAATGGGCCTGTTGGAGGCGTGAAATTGGTCTCTGGATATCGCCCCGCGCCCACCGTCATTCTGAACGGCCCCATGAAGCCCGTGGGGATGAAGCCTGATGCTCGCTCTCCCATACAGCCAACCCCTAACTTGTAGGCAGAGTTGTTAGCGACACCGACGTTTCCAAGAACGCTCCCCACAATTACACCGTCCACTGCGAGATACGTGTTAATGCCCACGCGATAATAGGCAACGTGATACCAAGTTGCTGCCGCAGCGTTTCCTGAGGGCGCAATCGTTACAGGCACAGCGCCTACGCATCTTTCCGCACGCCATCCATAACCAGTGCCCGTATACCCCAGATACATCCTAAAAGAAGTATCGATGTCCGCTTGGTCAAATGGTCCCTGCCCACAGAAGAAGCCCTGCAGATTCCCAAAACCAGCATCGGTTGGGCGATACCACGTCTCAATACAAAACTCACCAGACCCCAAAGCAAATCTAGAGGAGTCGTTAAATTGCACGCCAGAGTTATTTGAACCGTTTAGAGCGAATGTCGTGTTTCCAAATAATGTTTGAGATGAGGAAAGCGCAGAGGTTCCTACGCATACACCTGAGGTATCGGCGTAGGAACTTTGATCAACAATGGTCTGTGAACCATTGGCCCCATTGAAGTTCAGAAGCAGCACCACCTGTCCAAAGTACGGGTCAGGCGCGGGACCTGAAGCCCCGCGATACGGCACATAAATCGTACCCATTAGGTGCGAGTCCCGTTGATCGTTACCTTCAGCCCTTTCGCGGTGCCATCCCCGACCTGATCGATGTCGATGGTGATCTCTGCATCTGAGGCCAGCGATGTGTCGCTCAGCACGGCTGCCGTAGCCGCCGTCGCACTGGTCTTCTCGGTGTTGTCGATGGTCAGCTTGGTGGACAGGATCGATGCGCCGCCTTCGTTGATATCGACCGTAAAGATCGCGCCGGCCGTCTGAGCCGTGGACAGGCTGGCCTTCACGCCGCTCACGGTCATGGCGTAGGGCATGCGAAAGGTGACTTTCGCCGTACCAGTCGCGAGCGCAGTAGTCTCGTCGGAGCAGGCAATGATGATCGATTCTGCCAACTTGGTCTCAACCGTCTTGGTGCGGCCGGCAAGCTGGTTCAGAGCGCCGCCAGTGCTGCCCGGGTCGGCTGAGCCGTTCCAGTCCGTCAGGGTGCTTGGCGTGTACGTGACGTCATTTGCATCGACCGTTACAGAGGTCGTTTCAATGGTCTTTACGCGCAGGGCAAGCTGGTTGAACGCATCGTCTGCATCGCCCGGGTCGGCAGAGCCGGTCCAGTTTGCCAGCGTGCTGGGAGTGAACGTGACGTTGGCGGCGTCGATTGACGCGATGGCTGATGCCGACTGGTTGATCCAGTTCGTTCCGTTGAACGTCAGAACCTGATTGGCTGTGGGAGACGTCAGGACAACGTCGGTGTGCGAGTCCAGTACGTGGTTGCCGGTGGCAACCGTCAGCGCGTACTGCTGCGACCACAGCGCCCATTGCTTGCTGCTGTAGTCATCATCATCCACCGTCGTGGACGGGGTCGTGACTTGAATCGCCCAAGCGCGGGCAAGCGCGATGGCGTCATCGATCTCGTCTTTGGATGGCCCGTCGATGAAAAAACTGGGACCACTCACCATCCACCCCCTATCTGCGTAACAACTACCGTCGAGCCGGCAGCTTCGTTGTCGTAGGCCTGCGCGTTCATGGACTGAATCTCGGCCTCAAAGCGCTGATCCCACATCTGAGTCTCCTCCGGGTCGCGGGTGTAGCGAGCGCCCTCTGACAAAGCGCCGTACAGGTACGCGAACGGGGCGATCTGCAGCATGCGCGTCCACGTTGTCAGGGCGCTCAGAGGCCCCTGCGATTCGTAGTACACCACGCGCACATCGTCGTTGACGTCAGCCTGCGGGTAGAACACCAACTGGTCGTTTACACGCGCAAAATACTGCGGCGTGCCCACGTCAGGCGTGTCGTACATCATCTCGGAGATGCGCTGATCACTGATCCGCTCAAGCGGTTTTGCGCCGTAATAGACCAGCTTGGCTTCCAGATAATCAGACGGAATCTGGACGGCGATGGTGTTGTCGTAGGCCGACGCCAACCACAAGCCAACCTTCTCATTCCCCGGGCAGCGCAAGTGCCGGAACAGTCGAAGCTCGGCCTGCTGAATGAACAACGGCACAGCATCGATGTAGGCCGCGTCATTGCGGTTTGCCCAGTCGGGAATGGCCGCCAACAAAGTGGCGTAGTTAGTGATCGGAGACGGCATCTTGAGTCCTCACGCGGTAGGTCTGCGGGACCACGATGGAGGGCCGCGCTGACGCGCCCTGCGTGGGCATCATCTTGGAGAACTCGCTTTTGTACCAGCGCAGGAACTGGTCTTTGATGCCGCCTTCATTGCGCGCCCACTGGTCGAACGTGCAGCCCGTGCGGCGGCACCAGTCGATGACGGTGGCAATCGCCACAGAGCCCGCGTACTGCCAGCCGTTGGGGTTGCCAATGGCCGGCGCACTGTTGACGATGTCACTCGTCCTCTTGGCGTGCTCCAGTAGCGGCTTTGCGGCCTGATAGAAGCCACGGTAGTGCTTCCCGTCCTCCGACCCAAAATAGTGGGTCAGGTCGGACCCATGCTGGGCAACTATCCGTTTCACTTCTTCTTCCCCTTTCCTCCACGCATCTCTGCGCGCTCTTCACGGGCGTTCCCGGTGTACTTTCCACCCTTCATCTCCGCACGCTCTTCGCGAGCCCCGTGGCCAGTGCCAGCACCTGATTTCTTCGCGGGCTTCTTCATGCGTCACCTGTTTCATGTGGAACAAAAAAAAGGGGGCGGGCAGTCACCCGCCGGCCCCCTGTGCTGCACTTCCTTAGGTGAGGGAAGCAGCAATGTTGTCGATCATCGCGTGAGCTTTGCTGTTCAGCACAGCGTAGGTGGACTCGCGGAGAATCTGACGCTTGTCGCTGTCGCCAGCCTTCGCAATCTCCCAGTCCTGCGTCGGGCGCAGCACGGGCGTTGCGAGATAGTTGAAGTCGAGCAGCAGGTAGCAGTCATCGATGTTGCGGTCCAGAACCACGTCCAGTTGGCCGTAGTTGGAGACGTACAGGTCGATCACGTTCACGATGCTGGTGACGTTGCCAAACTGCCGCGTGCGGCCTGCGCTGTAGGCCATCGCGGAGATGTGCCGTGCGCGGGTGCCATCGGTGATCAGGTAGGCGGGGTTGCCGCCAGCGGCCCACGTTGCTTGGTGCGCGTCGAGCAGCATCTTCTCCAAGTTCACTACCGTCGTGACGGCGGCAGCGTCCTTCGATACGGATGCGTCCAACTGGCTGTGCAGCGACTTGAGTTGGCGAGCAACGCTGGCGGTGCCGGCGTTTCCGGTCTGACGGGTACCGCCGGGAGCGCCGACAATGGCAAGCTCTTCGTCGTTGGCAAGCTCTTTGTAGCGCTTCTCCAACTGATACGCCATTTCGCTGTCGCGGCCGTACTTGTCCACAGCCTCAAGCGTGCCGGTGACTTCCGCCACCTTCGTCATGATCTGGCACCAGTTCGACTTCTCGGTGACGGCGGTCGAAGTGTCAGCGCCAGCGGCAGCGCCTTCCACAACGCGGTTAGCGGCGGCGGCAGCGATAGCGTCCTCCGTCCACTGGTGCAGCTTGCCGGTGGCGCGCATGGTGCGCGACATCGACGCCACGGGGTTGTCCACCGGGCTGATGTCGTAGATGACGTCTTGGACGTCTTCAGCTTGGCGAAGTTGGGTGTAGGTATCAAATCCAGCCATTGCTCAATCTCCTATCGGTTTTGGTTTCGCTCGGCGGCCAGCTTTTGCTGAAACATCTGCCGGGCAACATCACGGTTTCCCCTGTTCTCGGACAGCGCCTGCCGGGCATTTGCAAACTGGCCGCCTGCTGATCGCATCTGCGGTTTGTTTTGCGCTGCCGGGGCGCTCTTGGAAGCCTCTCGCTTGACGGACTTGACCGTGGTCGCCGCTCGTTCGGCGCGGTATGCCCTGTGCAGTGCGAGAACAAGCCTGTAATCGGTGTTTTTGTCGAACTCCTGCGGCTGGTAGCCCAGAGATTCGGCGTAACCGCGCAGCTCCAGATAGGTCTCGTTGGACCAGTTCGGGATTGAAGCCCTCAGGATGTCTTTGGAGAGTTCAGCTTCGCGCTGCCGGTTCTCCTCAAGAAGTCTTTCCTGTTCAGCCTCTGCTGCCGCAATGCTCTGCAAGAAGTTGTTTCTTGCCATCACCGTCTGCTCGTACTGAGCGCGAATCGTTTGATACTTCGCGGGGTCTTGCGTCTGAAGCTCGGCCCACGGGACGTTCTCAAACTGACGCACGGGAGCATCAATTACGCTGGCTACTTGGCGGGCGGTGTTCCGCACGATCTCGGAGTCCTGTTCGATCTGCCTGCGCGTCTCAGCGATTTTCTGAGTCTTGCGGGTGTAGTCGGCAGTCAACTCTCGTTCACGATTGGAAAGGCGCTCGATTTCGGCTCGCAGCGTTGTGACTTCATCGCCTTCCGCCTCTTCGGGTTCTGGCGACGGCTCCTCTGCAACGGTCTGCCGGGCTTCGGCTTGGGCGTCCTCCTCTTGCTCAGGCTCAGAGGGAGAAGGTTGCCGGGTAGGCGCGGTAGGGGTTGTTCCTGCCTTCTCGGCTGCCAGCTTGGCCAGCATTCGGTCTCGGAACGACTCCCCGGTCGGTTCGGGGGCGGCTGCCTGAGGGGCAGTCCCCGATTGGGGTTGTGTCGTGATCATATTAAGCTCCGTTTACACAGTTTGCAACGCTTACTGGACAGGAGCAGAAAGGCTGCGAGTCCATGCCGCATCTGCGGAAAACTCGTCAGCCAATTCTTCTTCGGTCATGGCCCGGGCAGCGTTGATAAAACCCGGGAATTCACTGAGAACATCGTTTAACGCTCTCATGCGGAAGTACATCGACTCCCGCAACTCCGTCTCATGCGGCTGGCTTGTCAGAATTTGATCCGACCATGACTCGATTGCGTCCCTCACCGCGACGTTGAATACGGGCGAGAGCAAGAGTCTGGAGGCTTGCTCCCCCAGCAACATCAATTCTTCCCGGTTCGGGGGCAAGCGCGGGGATTGCCGGGGCTTGCGCGGGGGCTTCTGAGTCGAGTCGCTGTCGTTCAAAGTCCTTTCTCCTGTTGCGAACGTAGTCGGGGTCTGAGTCGCGAATGCGCCTCAGGAATTGCTGGCGAATCTCGGGCGGGAAGTTGGCGACTTCCAGCGGGCTTGGTACGTTTCCCTTCTTCCTCATTGCGGCTCCCGCTTGATATCGAATTCACCGATCTTCACGGCCCGTTGCTGGTCGTTCTCAAGCGAAAGCTCAGCCACGTTTGTCAGGCGCTCCCACTCAAACTGCTTGTCCTGACGCATGTTGTCTGCCGCCTTATCCGCAGCCTCAAGCTGGAACCGGCGCTCGTCCAGTCGGGCCTTCTCCATCTTGGCCGCAGCGTCAGCTTCAGCCCACTGGGCCTCTTTCGCTTTCTTCTGCATTTCAAGCTGCATGGCCTGCATCTGCATCTGCATCATCATCTGCTGCTGCTGCGCCTGCTGCTGGGCCTGCTGCATGAATCGCGGGTCATCCGGGCGCATCAGGAAGCGCGTGCTGTCGGTGTGGCCCAACGCATCGAACACCTCATCAATCAGCGCGTGCTTCTGCGGAAGCTGGTAGAGCTGCGAGAGCTGCTGGTCTTGGGAGATGAGGCTGTGCAGCATCAGGAGGCTCTGCGCGGCCTGCTGGCCAGCCTGAGCGGTAAGGGCGACCTTCACCTCACACTCCGACTCCCGCTCGCGCCACTGCTGCGGCTGCACGGGCACGGGGTAGCCGCTGATCTGCAGAACGTGCATGCGCTTGTCGTAGCGCTTGCCCAGCTTCACGATGTGCTTCACCAGCGGGATCAGCATGACCTCTGCGAAGTCCCGTGCGGCCTTCATCACGCGCCGGTTGCCGGCATTGGTGAGTCGGTCGATCATGTCGGCCGCGTTCTGGTAGCGGATCGCGTCGGTGTTCATGCCTTTGGCCAAGTCGGTGACGCCGGAGCGGCTCTCCGCGTCGGACTTGAGCATCTGCAGGACGGGCAGGATGAGCGGGGAAAGCTCGGGCGTTTCCAGTGGTTTAACCGCATCCTGACGGTTCGTCCAGACCACGCCGCCGATCTTGTTGTCCATCAGGTCGCGGGGGTTCTTCACGGCCCCGTACAGCGCTTGGTAGCGGCTGGTGTTACGCATCTGCTGGTTGTCGAGAATCAGGCGCTTCAGAATTGAGTTGACGCGCTGCGTGTGCGACAGGACGTCAGCATCTGACATGCCATTCTCGGCGTGAGCGATCTTGTACTCCGTCCACTCAAAAAACGGCATCTCGTTCACGATGCTGATCGCGGGCTCGCCGTTTGCCCACTTCAAAATCTGGCCGCCAGCCCAGTGAATCTCGTACAGGTCTATGCCGCTCACCGGCTCTCGCGGGTCAGCGTCCTCCGACACGGTGGCGGCGTCCAGCCACGCGAAGGTCTTGTAGATCGTCACCAGTTCCTGCTCGCGAGCGCGGTTGGTGCGGCGGAATTCAGTGCTGGACTGATCGTGCGCTTTGCGCGCCGCGTCTTCGGTGCTGGACTTAAAGCGGTAGTCCTGACGCAACTCGATCACTTGCGCGGGATCGTAGCCCGCCTCCACCAGTTGGCCACGGCTCATGTCCATGTCCAGCACGCAGTACATCGAGTCTTCGACGTAGCTGGCTTTCGGGTCGCGATAGAAGCGCTCTGGCTGGATCAGGATAAGCTCGACGCCACTCCGGTCCACTGTGGCGGTGATCTGGCCCTGCACGGTGAGGCCCTGAGGCCCCTGCTGCGGCTCGACCTGAGAATCGTCCATCCCCAGCACGTTCTCGTACTGCACCGCGTTCTGGACCAGACTCATGGCAACCTCAGCGGGCGTGCCATCAAGCTCGACAGTCACCATTTCGGTGTCCTGCTTCCACTGGGCCATGATGACCATGCGCTTGGCTACGAAGGCGTCATGCCAGCCATCGCGGAAAAGTTGGAAGTGCTTGTTCCGGCGAAGCTGCGACATGGCGTAGGCCGTTTTGACTTCGGCCTCCTGCGGCGTGGTGTAGCCGTCAGCAACGAACTTCACTACCTGCCGGCCAGAGAAGAACGTCTCGGTGAAGATCGCCTTCTTCGCCTCCACGCTGTCCAGAACGTCCGGCGAAATGTACCGGGATCGGCCCGGGCGCTCATTGCCCAGAGGTTGCAGCGTGTAGTTGCGATGATTCTGCTCGCGTTGAATCCCGACCTCTTGACTGCTCTGCCGGGACTCCATTACCTGCGTTTCGAGAATCTTCACCAACCGCTTCATCAGCTACCTCCAAACAATGACCTGATCAGGCTGGTGTCGCCCGTCTTAAACAACGCCAGCATGGCGATCACAAACATCCCAAACCAGCGGAACAAGCGGAACCCCACAGTGGCATCTCGCAAAGGTGAGGCGATCTCATCGATCTTCTCATCCAGCTTCTTGATAGCCTCTTTCTGATCCCTGACTTCCCACTCAAGAGCGCCCAGCTTGGCCTCCAGCGCGCCCCTTACGAAGTCGGTGGATCGCCTTTCCCCCCGGCGCTCCTCCACCATGTCATCGTCCCTCACCGGACGGGCTGGGAGGTGTAAACGCGCAGGATGGCCTGCAGCGCGCCAATCAGCACCAGACCGGGGCCAGCGCCAAGCTCCGGCATGGCTTCTGGTGCGGCGGTCAGGATGGCTCCTGCTGCGGCCGTGGCGGCTGCCAGCCACATGGTCTTGCTCTTGCGGATTGCTTTCTTCGGCTTCTCTGCTTGATCACTCATGGCTGCCTCCTAAGGCTTCAGTGGTGATGTCAATGATCCTGTTCATCCAGCCGCGCTCGTAGGTCTCTTCGGTGGCGTTGTTTAGCGCGAGATAGCGGGCGATTCGCGCTTTTGCGAAGCGTCGAATGAACGACAGGTCGCTCATGGCATTGATGGCTGCGGCTGTCTTCGGCCCCATCACGCCGTCCGTCATCGTGCCAGCCGTCGCCTGCGCCATTCTGATTGCTGCAGTGACACCCTGATTAACGGCCGCGTCGAACAGCACCAGCGCGACGGCAGGGGTAAACAGGTCGCACTTCATGCCGTTCCAGTAGTCATCCTGATAAATCTCAAACGCGGCCTCTTCCGTCAGCTTGCGTATGTCGAGCTTCGGGTATGCGCGCTGGCTAATACCCCACTTGGTGAGGCCGCCCGGGTCGGCAGGGTCGTTGGTGATTTTGTCGCCACCCTCCAGACGGATAACGACAAACTCGAAAGCGTGATCGTTTAGCATGGCTACGGCGTCACCAGCGTAAGCTGGTGCTCCTCAAGATCAGATTCCAGACGGGCAGCGAAGTCCTCAGGCAGCCACTCGCTGTTCCACTCTTCTGCCGTCAGGAGCGGGTACGTGATGTGGCAGCAGTAGTCGGCTCCGTCTTCCTGCCACTCGATAACCACCTTTACTTTTTGGCCGACAGAGACGCTCTGCACGGTCGCGGGAAATCCGCGATAGTCGATTACATCGCCTGCGTTTAGCTGGTCAGCACGCACTATCGCCTCCTAAGTTCTCGCGTTACGTTAAAGACGGCGCTTCCTGCTCTCGGGCATCGAGCAAGACCTTTGCCGATTGCGCCAGCCAGTGAACATTGAGCGCCCGGCTCGCCGGTCAACTGAACCGTGAGCCTCATGGATGGGATGGCGAGCGTGTTGAGCGCAGGAATGGCATCGAACGCATTTACGATGCAGGTATAGCTACCCTGCGAGATGCTCCATACCGCATCAGGAAACCGCTCACCTTTCCATACAGGCTGCACTATCCGCTGGAGTACCCTGTCTGCTTCCGCCTGCGTGATCGCGCCGTATGCCGCAGTAGCCAGAGGTCCAAAACTTGCTGTCGCCTGCGCTTGAGCGACGATCATGTTGTCGCCAATTCCTCCCTGATAAGAGACGGTGCCGCCAGAGCCAAGCTGGCCGAGCAAAATGGTGCCCCCTCCAGTGAATGCCCCGGACGGGGCGGGCGACGGCGCGCCTACGGTGACTTCTGTTGGAGAGTTTTCATTTGTTCCAACCCACACTCGCCATGCTGCTGCCGACCCTGTGTTAAGGAAGGACATCATAAAGGCTATGAATCTCCACTCATTAAGAACAATGCCAGCGCCGCTGGTTGTCCAAACGCCGCCCGTCGTGGCGTTTTGCGTGTACAGCGTTATTTCTGATGTTGTGGCTGCTATGCGGGCGCTATGAGTATTCCCGCTCGACCAGTAGGCTCGCCCTGCTGTCAGGGTTGTCGGCCTATACCATCCGCAAATTAAAGACGTATTGGTAGTGCCGCCCATCGTTTGGGAGCTTGGTGTCGATATCCTGTTGTTGTTAGCGCCACCAAAGCTCCATGCCATGTTAGTTGCGCTCGACGTAGACGTTTAACTGCGGCAACTGTCCTGTCGTGAAGAACGTATGCCCAGCACGGGTTATCAGTGCGGCGAACAGGCTTGTGCCGCCGGCGCAAACATACGGGATTGCTAAGTTGTAGGACTGCGCCATGCGGTTGTTTGTCAGGTCGAACGCACCAGCAAGCTGAATCAAAGCGACAATCTTGAGTGAGTCTGCGTCGGTGATGGAGAAGGCGGCGTTGTCTGTTGCGAGCGTTGCGCTTGAATCGAAGATCACCACATCGTATGCGCCAATGATGTCTGACTGATCGATCAGGGTTGCCCCTACAATTACACCACTGCCACCAGACACGCGAGCCGCGTTCGCCAGCGTGATTGGAAGGCCGACCTGATCGCCTGCGACATAGGCAGTGGTCGCCGTGGTGACGCCTGTGACGCCGACTGCAATGCGGACCAGATCGCGCCGGGCTACGGTCTGCATCTCACCCGTGCTGGATACAGAGACGGCGCTGTAGTCGCCGTCCGTCGTGCTGCCGCTCAGGTGATTCCTGACGCCCAGCATCATCACGCCCATGTGGCCGTCAGCGTGAGGCGAGTCTTCCTTCTGCGCGAAGACCTCCGGGATCATGTTCTGGCTCATGTGGTGATGACCCCGCTGATGGTGACGGTGAGCGCGCTGGCCGTGCCCTGCAGCGCCTGCAGAGTGTCAGTCGTGCTGAGATGCAGGAACCCGCTCCAGTCATAGCTGGAGTTCCCCGGCACGCTGAGGGCGGTCAGCCAGCAATTGGCTGCAGTTGCTGCAGATGCGTTAATGGCCAGACTGATCGTCGCCGCCGTTGCCGTGGTGTTGCATATGTGGATGTTCCGCACCACTACCGTCGTTGCTGACGGGACGGTGTAAAGCGTTGTGTTGCCTGTGCCCGGCTGGGCCGGGCCGTAAATCCTTCCAGAAGCGTCTGGCATCAGTCAGTCCCCCACTTCGCCATGCTTACAAAACTTGCTGTCCCGCCGCTGCCCGCCAGCGCGTATTTCGTACTGAGGTTAACTCCTCCCTCCTGCAGCGTTGTGGCGTTCAGAGTGCCGGTTACCGTGTGCGTGCCGTCTGCGGCGATCAGGAGCCGCTCTGTGAGCGTTCCAGAACTGTTGGCAACCCGGAAGGACAGCGATCCGGGAACAACGCCCGTGGACACCGTGCCATTCACCAGAGCGCGTATGTCCGCCGAGCGCGTGAACTGGGTGCCGTCTGCGCCTTCCCAAGTTAGGTAGCCAAGCGTGTCGCCGCTGGTCGTTGTCGTGAACGTGCCAATGGTTGCACCGTCAGACTTCGCCAGCACCAGAGCAGGAGCAACGGCCGCCGCAGAGTTCCATGCCGCGTGCAGCTGCGTGGAAAGCTGCGTGGTTGTGGAGTGCGTCTGCAGCTTCGCGCCGTTGCTAAGCTGGGTTCCTGTCTGCGCGGACGCTGCGCTGAGAGATACCGTGTGACCGGCAATCCTGATGCCAGCCCCGTCAACGATCCACGGTGTCGCGTCAGGGTTGGTCTCGTCTTCGACAACCAGCGAGTTCCCGGCCCCAAGCTGCGTGATGCGGAGCGCGTCGGACGCTGAGTTGACGCTCACGCTTGTCGCGCCAGTGATCGCCCCGCCGGTCAGCGGGAGCTTGTCCGCACTGACCTCCACGATGGACTCGACGCTGGATACGTTCTTCTTGAGGAACAGCTTCCCGTCGTTGGTGTTGATCGCCAACTCGCCAAGCGAAAGGTCGGTTGTGAGCGGCACCTTAGCGGCGACCGCGCTCTGTTTCATCTTGATCGTGTTTGCCAAAACTGGCCTCCCTTACTGCCTAAACAGGCGGGCGTGAGTGATTAGAACGTACCTCCATCAACGACCGAGCCGTCCGACAGCACGATGCCGCTGGTCGGCAGAGTGATGCTGGTTGCTGCAGTAACCGTGAGCGTGGTGGCGAACGCACCAGACAGCGTCAGAGCGCCGCCAGTGACGATGTTGCCGCCGAGCGTGATCGTGCCGCTGTTCGACACGCCCGTGCCGCCATTGGCCGCTGCGAGCGTTCCTGCCAGCGTGATCGCGCCAGTGGTGCTGGTGTTCGGCGTGAAGCCAGTAGTGCCCGCGCTAAACGAACTGACACCGCTGCTTGAGCCTGAGAACTGGTTAAACTGCAGGGCCGTACCGGACGCGCCACCAATCACAATCGGGTTGTTCGTCGCCAGCACCCAGCCGCTGTCGGCGTTGGTCGTGCCCTCTTCAACGAACGCGAACGCGCCGGCCGTCACCTCAGCGTCAGCGTCGAAGTCCGTTGCGCGGTCCCAGACGCCGTTCGCGCCCGTGCCAAGCGTGGTGACTACCCAGATGCCGTTCTGCGCGCCCGTGGACTGGTTCTTGAGCAGGATGCGGTCATTGGCCGCCAGCGTCACGCCGTCCAGCGTGTTGGGCGCTGCGGTGATCTGGCCGCGAGCGCTAGTGCCGCCCGTGGCGTTGTAGGTGACGGTAACCGTGGCAGTGCTGGCAGCGCGCACGCTCTGCTTGACGTCCAGACCAGCGCGAGCCGCGTCCACGTAGGACTTGGTGGCCGCGTCCTGCGGGTTCACCGGGTCGGCAAGTGACGTCAGCTTGAAGCTGCCCCACGATACATCCGCCGTCGGTGCGCCAACCTGCGAGTGCGTCGGCATGGCGTGAACGTGATCAGCGCGTGCGTACCGGGTGGACGTTCCAACAGCCGCAGTACCCAGTGCTGAGCCGGTGACGGCAGATGCCTGCCCCAGCACAAAAGCCGTGGTCGCGATCTGCGTGGTGTTGGTATCGACCGCAGCCGTAGTGGACAGAGGTGTGCCGGTGAAAGACGGGCTGGCAAGCGGTGCGCGGCTGGTGTCGCTGGCGTGAACGTGGTCAGCGCGGGCGTAGCGCGTACTGGTGCCGATTGCCACGGTGCCGTTCATCACCGGGTTCGACGCTGACGCCTGTCCCAGTACGAAGGCCGTGGTGGCGATCTGGGTTGTGTTGGTGTCTACGGCCGCCGTGGTGGACAGTGGCGTGCCTGTGAGGCTTGGGGAAGCCAGAGGGGCGCGTGAGGTGTCGCTGGGGTGTACGTGGTCAGCACGGGCGATCTGGGCGCTTGTGCCGGCCGCCTGCGCGCCGTTCATCGTGATCGTGCCAGCCGTGTCGTTGCGGACAACGTCATTGGCGATCTCGGCATTCACAAAGGCCGTCGTGGCGATCTGCGTGGTGTTCGTTCCAACCGCAGCAGTCGGCGCAGTCGGCGTGCCAGTAAAGGCAGGGCCTGCCAACCCAGCGAAAGCGCCTGAGCCGCCAATAGCGATGACCGACGTTGCAGAGCCACCAGCGCCGCCAGTGCCGGTGCCGTAGTACAAGACGTTGTCCTGCTCGTTAAACGCCAGTTCGGCGTTCGCCAGCGTGGACGGGGCTCCGGCTGCACCGCCGGCTGCGCGGCGCTTGATGCGGATGGTGTTCGGCATGTCAGTCTCTCCTAAAAGTTGCCGCCGTCAGACAGCGTAGTCTTCGCCACGTTGACCCAGTTGGTGCCTGAGAACTCCAGATGGTCACCAGTTGTCAGGCTGGCTGTAGACACAGGAAACCCGCTCAGGTTCGGTGTTCCGTTCTTCCACGTTGAGACGGTTCCGTCATAGACCAGCGCCTGTCCCGTGGAGGGCGCGGTGATCAGGACATCGTGGAGTTCATTCAACTCCTGCCCGTTGATCACTTTGATGTAGGCCGAGCCCGCAGCGCCGTTGCTGGCGTTGACTACCCAGCCCATGAACACGCCGTGCGCAGGCTGAGTCGGGCGGGTTGTGGTCAGCGCGCCTGACGTCTCAGACAGCCAGAGCGCAGCACCATCGGCGAAGGATGCCGTGGGGAGCGTGCTTAGGCCCGTCAGGAGCCCTGCGACCATCATGTAGCCGTCAGTGGACCCGGTGATGTTCTCAACCGCCACGCCGAACGTGGGGGCCGCAGTGGACTCCACAGAGGCATCAGCAAGCTCGACGGTCAGGTGCGAGCCGGTCGAGCCGACAACGTACACCGCTTGCCCTTTGGTGATCGTGCCTGCCGTTGACTTGCGGACGATCCGCATCAGGCTCTCGTTCACGTTGCTGGAGAATGAGCCCGTGGTGACGGTCAGACCCTGCAGCGTGCCGCCCGTGAGCGCGACGGCGTTGGCGTTCTGCGTGGCCATCGTGCCCAGCCCCAGCGTGGTGCGCTGCGCTGATGCGTCGATGTCATCGAGCAGTGCTTTGCCGGCCGTGGTGATGTCGCCGCCCAGCTTGGCGTTGTTCACGGCCCCGGCGTCGATGGTCCACGTTGCGCCGCTACCGCTTACCGTGATGTCGCCCTTATCGCCGTCAGTCAGGGCTCCGCCGCCGCCAGATGACGCGGTATAGGACAGGGCATTCCACGCCGTGGTGCCGTTGCCCAACTTACTCTTGCGGGTGTCAGTCTCAAAGCCAAGCTGCCCGTCCTCCAGCACCGGATTGGCTGTAGTCCAGTTGGCGGCGGTGTCTCTGCGATGACGCAGGATGGCGGGGGTGGAGGTCATACCCCTCCCTCTTCCAGATCAACGGTCCCCACAGTATACACGGCCGTTGCGTTTAATTCATCGAAGTCCCATGGGGCACCAGAGCCCGCTGCGGCGATCTCCTCTTCCGTCAGGCGCGACAGGGCGGAGACGCGCTCCAACTCCTGCTGCACCCAGCGGATCAGGTCAGGCGTGCCCGTCTGCAGGCTTGGCGGCTGCCCGGGGATGTAGATCACTCGAAATACCTCCCGTCCGGTGCCCAGCCAGACTCGACCAGATCAGCGGACTCCTCTGACCAACTGGCGCTAAACGCGGGCTGGCCTTCGCCTGCGCCCAGCAGTGCGTATTGTGCGCTCTCGACGACGTGAGAGGTAGAGTCCTTCACCGGGCGGTCATGGAACCGATCCTCACCGCTCACCTTCACGCGCCGGAACTGGTACGCCCCGGCCAAGCCCCGGACAAGCGTCGAGCAGGACGGATCGATCAGCATGGCAGGGCGGCCGTCGATGATCTCGCGCAGCAGCCCGTCGATGGCTTCGCAGCGCTTCTCGAAATCGTTGGACGGCGCGGGCAGGGCTTCGACGCCTTCGGCCAGCAGCATATCGAAAGGGGTGTGGTCCTCCGTCTGGGCCTGCGCAGAGCCCGCAGGATCGCCCCAGACCGACACACTGAAGCCCGGGTACCGGTCGGACAGGAACTTGCGCAGCAGGCGGCCAAAGGTGCGTGCGCTGGTGTTCACAGTGCATAGCTCAGCGAGCCCGTGCCATGCGCCGTTGGGCTGGCGCTGCCATACCGTGGCGGCAGGGGTGCGCCCAAAGTCCACGCCGACCGTCAGCGGTAGCCCGGGGAAGGGGCCGACAGGTGCGACGTGCAGCGATTCGTTGAAGGCGGGATGGACGGGCCTGCCATCAGCGTGGAAGACAAACTCATTGGCGATGTTGGACCTGATCCATGACTCTGCCCGGCCGGCAATGGCGTTGCGGTAGTAGTCCGTCGGCAGGTTACTCAGGTTCTCCGCTGCCGGGTTGGGCGTCCACGATCCACCGGAGCGCACCATGGCCCCGGGCTGGATGAAGAACTCCCAGTTGTCGGGCACGTTGTCCAGCGCGAACTTGGCCAGCCAGTGGTCGCGGTCCGGTGCGTTGGTGTCGCCCAGCACGCCATAGCGCGCACCCCGCACTGACTGCTCCGGGTAGCGGCCAACACGCGCCATCAACTGGCTCACGTTGGTATGGGACAGTTCCTTCGTTTCGTTTAACCACAGGCCGGTGAGTTGCAGGCCCCGGGCTTTACGTTGATCGTCGGCCAGATCGAAAGCGAGAAACAGTAGCTCAGCCTGCACCGTGGTGCCGTCGTAGCGGCGGTATTGGCACGTCCACGTCGGCGGCGTGCCCATGACCATGCGACCGACCTGCATCTGGTCAGTCCATCGTCGCCAGTCAGCGATGGTGGTGGTCTGGAGGTCCGGGTAGCTGTTGCGCACTGCAGCCCAGCGTGAGCGCCTGACGCCATTGGCATCCGCTGCCTGCGAGTCCATCTGCGCGAGTATCTCTGCGATGACCGCCTGAGTCTTGCCGCTGCCCAACGGGCCGATCACCATCCGGACGTGAGCATTGGACTGGTGCATGCGCAGAAGGGTTGGACCCTGCGCGGCGTAGGCAACATGCACTGCCCCATCAGCCTGCACGATGCGGCTGCGGGTGGCGTCACTCCTGCCCGTCTGCATCGTGATCCGGCTCCGGTGGCTGGTCGATCACCATGGGTTCCTCACGGGATGCGATGGTGCCCCGGAAGTCGAGCACCACGGTCCTCAAGCTGTCCGACTCGATCTTCACGTCCTTCGGCAGCAGGCTGGCAATGACCCTGAGGTACGTGCTGGGGTCCTCCTCACGCACCCTCTCGACGGCTCCGACACCGTAGGTGGTGAAGTCCTCCAGCAAGATGTTCAACACCTTCTTGGTGAGCCGATCACGGGCTCCCGGGTGCCTACCCATGCCCGGACTCCATCCCGGCTGC